GCAAATTACAATGTATAAAAGCAAAATTATCAAGTTTCTTCTTAATAGAAGTAGCATTGAAAAATAAATCCCAAGGCTGAAAATTTTGAGCTAATGATGACCCTTCTGTCCAAACATAATTTTGAATGCGATAAGGTCGTGATAAAAATTTAATAATATCAGAAGCAGGAATATAGTTGTCATTAAAAGTTGGATCCAAAATCTCCGGAAACTCAGTATGAGTCCCAGGATTCTCATCAACAAATTCAACATTAACTTGTTCTTGCTGTCCTACAGCACTTCCATGATCTCCTTGTGTGGTGTCATGGCCACCAGTCTCCCCTGCATTAAGAGTATATTCAGAGGTAAACACAGGATGTGATTTTCCAACAGAATAAATCTCAGAACATCGTTTGTCACCTACAGGGGTTTCTCGAGACTGTTGTTCTTGTAATGCATAAATGTAACTCAACAACGAGCAACGAGAATTATAATTTAAATATAAACATTCCTTTCTAAGAATTCTCAAGAAATAATCTTCTTGACAAACTTCTTCAGGAATGTGGAGGCGTGACACCTCCCGCTGTTTTAGGGGATTTTCGTAATTAGTAAGTCCTTCATACGATGCCAAGTTTGAACTTAGTTTCTTAGCAAAGTAGCTTTTTTGTCGTGCGTCTGCAGCACTCTTCTTAATAGAAGCTTTCGGGATTGCCGGTGCGGACGGATAATTGTGATCCATTCTCTCCAATTTACTGTAGCTAGCAGTAGCTTGTAAGCAGTAACTATCACAATTAGTCACTAGTTGGTTTTTCTCTTTAAGAGAAGGATGGTATGACAAACACCCTAAAAGTTCTGAAGAAATAAAAAATTCCTCAATGAGATTATCCCATGTAGGAAAAGTTGATTCACATACATAAGTCTCTAAATTAGCTTTAATCATCAAAGATAGAAGAAATTCAGATTCCTTCTGAAAAACACTCTTTCCATAATAGAAATATTCTCGAACAGCTGATGAAACAATGGATTCCATTTGTTCCCCTGCTGTTATTGTTTTTGAACGAACCCAAACAGTTAACATCTTATGAATAGATTCTAATTCTAAAGGAGCTAAATGAGTTCCAACATTTTCATCTCGTCGCCAACTTCTCTTTAGAAAAGTGGCATCATAAATATTAATATATGGAACAGAAATAGCTTCTTTTTCAGCCATCGTATAAACGATGCCTATTGTAGAAAAGATTTCCTTTATAGTTGAATGATTATACCATGGTGTTTCAGATGAAACACCCATAATATTATCATCACCATAAGTCATTAAATGCACATATTTTTTAAAGTCTGCACAACTACAATCTGGTGACAAAATAGCAAAACAGTATCTCATATACAAACTATTCAAGACACTATTAACAATAACTGTTAAAAAGTGTCCTGAAGGATTTATCGTAAAAAATTCGATTAAATCTCCAAAGAAATCAACCCATGGAAAACATGTATCTATAGCTATGCCATGTAAAACACGCATATCTTTTTCATCATAATTTCCAGAGGCACGACATATTTCAATTAAAACCCAAAATACAGTTTGCAGAGCTGCTGAAGTTGCTGTTTTATCAAAATTAGCAAAATCTCCAGCCACAATTCTATCACTTCCAAAAGAAGTTAAATAATCGTATAAATCTTGCCATTCCATCGATTGACATACAAGACCTGGAGCTGCTTCAAATATAAATCGATTACGCTGCATAACTCTAACAAGAGCTAACATATATTTCCGACCCAAAATAGAAGCATCAACAGGGGCACAAGTAAAAAGACGAGTAGCATGTGATTCTATTTTAGAAAACTTTCTGGCTTCATCTTTCAAAGCTGCTGAATATATTACACAACAGCGCTTACCAGCCTCATATTGTTCAATCATTTCATAAACTCTCTCAATAACCTCTTCATCCATTTCTATTGGATGCTGATTGTCACCAACAGGCTCTATAAATTTGAAAAAATATTTCTTTGTTTTCTTCCATGGAAAACCCATGGATGAATTCCGATTTATTTTATCAATAAACTTAACTCCTGCTGCACCATTGACAGCGGTGAAATCATCATAAATATGCACTTCTTTCAAATCTTCACGACTGATTTTACTCAGTATATCTTTTAAAAAGAATTTTGCGCATTTCTGAAAGAGGGGTAAATTTAAACCAATCGGTGGATTTACCATATCAAGGAGAGCTTTTCTCTTGGGCTTCCAATGATGCATACTTGGTGCACCATACTTAAGCTCATATCCAGAACCTAATAATAAATCACATAGAAGTGTTCTCTCAACCCGAGATGTGGGACTAGCACGATAACCCAAAAAGCTACCGTACACATTAGCAGCACCACTTTCGACATATCGAATTGGTGACTTTTCATGCAATGAAACTAATGTAAAATTGGTTCCAGAAGCATTTATTTTTGGTGCACCTGCTTGAACTTGATATCCAAAACAAGTAATTCTTCTTTCGATTATTTCAATAGAAACTCTCAACGCCATACAGACCTTGCCATTACCTAGAGTATGAATTCCAAGTAAAACTGGTCCAAATGACGTAAGTCCAACTATTAAAGAACCACAAATGCCATTAGTAGCATCAATAGGTCTCTCATAATTCCAAACATCTATATTATAACCAAATTGATTACAATAGACTGCTTGGGAAAAACACTTATTTATAGATAGAATTTCATTTTCTCCATTACTTCCTCTTGACAAGCTTGATCCATGAAAGGACCCACCCAAACTATTTCTACAAAATAATTGAGTGATATCTGCTACAGGAGGCAAGTCTTTAAATTCCACAAAACATAAGTCAGAATTTTCCTCAAACATAAATTGAGAACGATACATTCTAACAGTACGCTGTGTGGAAACTCCAGCCTGTTCTCCACCGCGCACAATGCGCAGGTCAAAAAACTCGTCTGGTGGAATAAAATGCGAGTTTAACAAATATATATTACCTTTAAGACCTACTGCCCGTATGTCATTGACTCGTCCATTAATATTATAATGGAGGTGAATGCAGTTTCTAAGCAATCTGTTATGAAGATTATCTATACTCAAACCTTTCCACGAGAGACTCTTTCTCGTGAGATCAAAATCTGTTAACTGATAATGATCTTTATACCAAACATTAATTGTTTCATCTTCTCCCACTGGAGCTCTACCCTTATCCTTATGGACAGCTTGTACTTCCAATTTCTTAGTCTCTTTATGAGATAATAAGCTTGTAAAAGTATAAAAACTCAATCCAGTGACAAGTATAGCAGTACATGCAGCTAAGAATTTTGGATATCCAATTTTATCCTGAATTTCTTGACCAATCCTAGAAAACATACGTCTCTCAAAAAGGCCACAAAAATCAATATGTGGGAAAAAGGTAAATTGGATTACTCCCATATATGATCGTAAACTAGTACTATAATTAAATAAATACCAAAGATTTCGAACAAACCTAAATCTGCAATACATATCAAATAACCTGTTTAATATCCATATGGACAAAGCAACAGGAAACAATATATGTTCCGAAATACTCTGTAATTTACAATCACAATATTCATGTGGTTGAAAACACAACAAACACAATTCAACTGATCTCATCTTTTTACATGATACAGAAACTATATCTTGAACATAATTATGTTCGTCTATAATTTTGGCATAAAATTTTAAAAACTCTTTCATATCAGCGCCTTCAAGCACCAACTCTTCTATAGCTTGTGCCGGAATAGGAACACGCACAGAAGTCGGTGACACTTTATAAACATCAATAATCCAAAGATCAGGAAAAGAACCTTCCATACTAAGTGGTACAGAACTCGATTTTAGCATACCAGAATCATCTGTATACTCACATTTCGGTCTTATATCCACAATATATGGAAACCTCCTCTGAGTGGCTGACGGAGCAAAAAAACTATGCCACGCACCCAAAGATCTATTGTTAGTTGATGCCAACACAAGCCTTGGTCGAACAGGGGTTTTCCCTTTATCTTCCAAAGAAGCTTGCGCAGGCAAATATGGTTGTTGATTTATCACCTGTAAAACTTCTTTAACAGATGGATCAATATCTGGGGTAGCTCCCGGTTTAAGAGGAGCTATTTCGTCAATTTGAACAGTATGACAACTTGTTTTAAATCCAGTCCAAAAATCCGCATAAGGATTTTTTGTGAATCTACAGCTATCTTCAAAGCTCAAACCTTCTTTCTTAGCATGATATATAAACAATATATCCATAAAAGTGGTCTTTCCAACGGATGAGTCACCATAAACTAATAATGCTAAGGGAGGTCTACGCATTTCCATAGCGCGCCTCCGAGTAAATTGTTCATCACGAATACTCTTCAATTGATCAATGTATTTACTCATACTTAATCTATCAAATTCTTTCATAGAGTTTTTATATTTGATTATTGAGTCTCCCTTTTCTATATGATCATCAAGATCTTTTAAAAAGGAATGCTCAGTAAAACCAAATAATTCCGGCTCATTAAGCAATTCAGCCTGTCTCTTTAAAGTTAAAAATTTCATATAGAAATCTGTATAAGCTTTTGAAGAGTGGAATATAGGCTCTAAACTACCAGTAACAAAACATTGATATCCTCTTTCAAACAAAAAAAGAGTTGTATCAATCATGGTCCTATAAAAATCAAGACCTTGATGATATTTCCTTTTAATAGCTTCACTCTCAACACGAGAGTAATTGAATTTATCAAAGGTAATACCAACTTTCTCACATAAATTGAGAGATAACATATACATACAAACTTTATAAATTTTCTTAAAAATCATGGAATCTTTCATTTCATCAAATTTATCTAATGACATTCGAGCAAAAACTAAATTCTCCTCAATTCCTTGAACATTCCAAGCAAAAACTTCATCAAAATAACTTTGAAGACGATTATACATATCAGCACTAACTAAAGGACCATTAATACGTAATTTGACAAACATAATAACAGCTGCTGAATAATCACTAACACTATCACTTTTTAGCAAAAAGCTAACAAAAAGACCAACATCCTCAATCAATTTGAGGACCCAATCTTTATCAACACTTTGCGTAATAATTTCAAGAGCTTGAAGTTCAAACTCAGAAGTATCATCTAGTAATTCAATATCTGAAACACTATAAATAGGTTCAAAAAAATTTAAACTAAAAGTCCAATCATCAATCTCTAAAGTAGGATTAAATCTTGGTACACTAGTCCCATTGATAAAATGAGCTAGTGAACGTAAATTTGGAAATGGACTTTCAATTTCAACATTTGTATTAGGAACTGGCCAAACACCATTCCTAAAATTGTCTACAGTTTCAGAACCGTAGTAAGGACTCACATCATCTAGTTCAGGAAAATGATCATCTCTATCTAAATGGCCATTACGATTCACATGAAGACCTCTATAACCTAAAATGGCAAGCATATCAGGTGTAGCATGTCTATGCACAGTGCGAATCATAGCAGCATCAACAGGATCATAATCCTCAGAATGGAATGAACCTATAGAATCTTCATCATCTGAAGATTCAGGATCCAAATCCATTCTCCTATCTACCATCCATGATGGTAGAACATATCTCTCAGTACCATCAAATTCATAGATGGTTATTTCTCTCACAGTATCTCTGTAAGTTTTTATATGGGGGGTTTCTTTAAAGTTATGCATCGCGTCATGGCCTACGATAATATAAGCTTCGGGGTATATCGCATAGCCCCACGTCTGTTATACATATAGGCCTTCTGGGCTTTCAATATATGCAGATGGTTTTTTAAATAATTTAACAAAATTAAATCTCAGAGGTGTATCATGGAGTATGGCCTAAGTATGTTAAGTCACCACAAATTCTCCAATCAAAGACATGTATTCAACAAAGTTAATTATTTACCTAACATCGGATCGCAGCTTATACTAAACCTAAATGGGTTCAGCATATACATTTATTAGTTTTACTTGTGAAAGTATTAATAAAACACAAGGTTGATTTTAATGTTCAACAAACAACTCTGATTGAGTCAGAGTATAAATTTAATCATTCCAGGAGGGAATGGTTATAAAAGTCTAATGCAAGACAGGCTACAAGATAAACTCAATGAGCGTAAAATGTATATTATAACTTTTAATTGCAAACCTATTAAAACAATATTATTATTGTGTACGCATAATTGCGTAAATATAGGGGGGGTTTATTGAGTAACGTTCAAAAGACGTAGTAATAGAAAATAACATCGTACTAACACGACGATTTCAACTTCATAAAGTGAATTAATTAAACCTAAAGGGGTTTATATACCATGCAATGTGTATGAGTTTCATCACAGTGAAGGGCAAAGGTTTCATCCATAGGGAGGGCCAATACCGGATCATGTTTTCAGTCCGGGGTTAGGAGCAAACAAATAAATGTCCTTTGAGCAACGAAGGTAATGTCTCAGACCTTCTCCAACAGACTACATAATATGTCTTCCTTTTCGGACTAATATTCTCAATATTAGTTTGAAATAAACTTGTATATTCGATTAATCGAAT